TCTGCACTCGTCCGCAGTGAATGGGCTAGACTTCTTCTTGGTGTCGCGATGCAAATTAAACAGATCTGCGCGGAGCTGGCCACGCTCTAGATCTGCTCTCTCGTCGTCTTTTCTGATCGCGTCTCTCAGCGCGGAAACGTCCCCCAATGTTAGGGTGTAGAATTCTGCCTTGGTGACACCTAGCCTAACGCGAAGGTTAGCCCATACCGCTCTCGGATCTAGGTAGCGCGTTTCTTCGCTCTCTTCTTCTTCGCAGGCTTTCCCGGCGACTCGTCCAGTTGTCCTAACATCTCTGCGACTTTCTCAAACAGTTCCGATGGTCCCATCGAAAGCGCTTCCTCCATTGTGGGGGGATTCTCTTCGCCAAGCTGAAGCGCTACGTAAAGAGCTGTTAGTGTGCGAGGGTCAGACGAATCGAGTTCGTCTCCCTTCAGGACGTTGACACCTGCGTGTTCTGCTAGATAGCAGACGGCGTGCATTGTTAGTTGTTCCATGTTTTGACGGGGTTAGGCCTGGCGGGGTTTCGCCTGGGCCGGTGGATTCTGTAGAAAACACACGACCCAAGCTTAACCCCGCCAAGAGATATTACAGATTATGCGGGAGGCCAAATGACGGTCGACCCGTCGACGTTTGTCAAGATAGACTCCTCCGCTAGGTGGAATTCACCTGTTGGGGTAATTGTAAACGTGCGTCGCGTCTGCTCGTTTGGACTGATGTTATGAGACCCCAGAGAAGACACAAACCCTGACCAGATCTCACCGGAGGCATTTGCGTCTGTGTATTCCACCATAAATAGTGCAGTAGTGTTAGCTTCAAACGCGGAAACTAAGAGTTGATGATTCTCGGTGTTGTTGAGTGCTACGTCTGATGGGTTGCTTCGAACCTCTGCGGTGAGCTCACCGAAGGACTTGGCACCGCCTTCTTTGAGACGCTCCTCAGCCTGGACCCCCGCAACACAGTCGAGGAGATCGTCGTCCTCGATTACCTCGCGTGTCCGCTCTGGGGTTGACAGATTATATAGCCTCCCGATCTCCTGAAAGGTCAGGCCCGAGTCAGTTGAAATGGATAGTTTAGAGCATAGTCCTCTCATGATAGTAGTGTAATGTAGTTTCTGGTTTGGTTGTTGCTAGCTGGTTTTTAAGTAGATTGGATAGACTCGTCCCTTTGAGATGCTTGTGCCGCCTCGGTAATGATGGCTGCGATGGGGAGAAGCTTAGCTGCTGCGTTGATTCCCCCTTGTTTTGTGGCAAGATCCAGTGAGGCCATGATAGATTCAGCTTGGTCTTGGTTAATTGTGATCGTGATTGACGGAGTATTCATTTCGTTGTGTGCTTGTGCTTGTGCTTGTGTTCTATTCGGCAACCCATTCTGGCTTCATCTCACCGAGGGTGCCGGTTTCGTCGATTACGTAGGCGGTAACTTTTTCCCATGGCTCGAATGATGCCATTCCTGCCGTCTCAAGCATTTCAACTACCGCCGCATGGCGCGAGAAGACGGGCGCCATGTCGGCACCTAGTGCTGCGATGATTTTCTGAGACTCCTCTTTTGGTTTCGGGTTTTCCTTAGTCCCCCAGACAAGCTCAAAGCCGGTCTGAACGGAGTTTGCGAGTCGATTCAACGTGAGGTCTGAATCACTAACGATTTGCTTAGCGATTCGCTCCGCTTCTGTAGGCTCTGCCTGTGGCGGTGCTGCTGGGATGATGTTGTTCGTGGTTGCCATAATAATTGTGTTGTTAGTTGTTAGACTGCTGCTGTGATTCCGATGTTTTCGAGCGCTACGAGGATCGCGTTAACCCGAGTGATTACGTCAGTTGCATTAGTGGCGTCTGCAATGTGAGCTGCTTGTGCGGTAGGACTCACGCCATAGAAGCCCACATTACTCCCCGTGTGAGTAATATCGCCCGATGGCTCCAAATCCGCCAAAGACAGGCCAGTGAAAGCGCTGTCATCGGCAAGCCTGAGATGAATGTTAGCCCCGCTGCGCTTAATGGCCGGGAAGGATGTCGAAACCCCTCCAAGCTGGAGCCGCCCAAAGCTTACATTGTTGCTGTCAGCTAATTTCAGCACCCCAAAGCTTGGGCTATCAATACGCGATCTGTTTTGCCAGGATTGAACTAAGCCAGGATTCATGTAGAAAACACCCCCGTTGGTCAGGTTTACGTAATTACCGCTGTCAGTAGTTAGCTTTATATGCCTCCCCGTCCCGCCACCTGATCCAGCCTCCGTTCCGATCACAAATGTATCAGCATCCCACTTCAGAAACCCGCGCTCGAAGGCGGTGGCACTTGTGTAAGTGTTGTAGATATTGAACGCCTGCGCGTTGACTCCGTTACGTTGGCCGAGGGTGCCTGCTGCATCGCGGAGAACAACGAGGTCAGGACTCGCAAACGGACTCGCGGGACCCCAGGCTACGCGGCCTTGGGATCCCATCCCGAGACCGTAAAAACCATAGGCGTTTCCTAGCATCACCCCGCCTGTGCTGTTGCGCCCAGCCTGGAAGCCGTAAACGGATGTCGCCGTGCCAACCGAATCCACGTTAAACTTGCTCGATCCACCAACCTGCAAGTCTAGCAGTTTGCTAGTGCCAGGACTGGCCGTATCGGTCTGGTTAATTATTACGCCGGTATCATTGCCCGCCGCTTTGTTTGTAGTGTAGTCGAGTGTCAGTGCCGCTTCGTCGCCGGTTGCCTGATCTAGAACGATTGGAGTTGATGCCGTGATTAGTGTATTTGCGTCCGCGCCAAAGGCACCGCCTCCGCCGCCAAGGTCCGCAATGGATTGCGCGGTAACCTTTTTAAGGTTGTCCGTGTCGCTAGTGTCGCCGACCAGCACATAGTCGTCAGTGGCTGGGGTGGTAATGTCAGTCTTTCCTGAAATCAGCGTCTTGTCTACTGTTAGAGCCGTGTCGCCGGTCACCTCGCCCGTGTGGGTAGCGTTAGTGACTAGCCCACTGTACAGGGAATTCACCGCGTCATCCCCTGTGTTTGTTCCAGAGATCCCGTCCAGCTTAGCCTTGTCCGCTCCAGACATCACGCCAGCGTTACCGCCCGCGATTGCTTGAGGAAGTGTGGCATCAGTCCCGTCAGAGGAAACAACGTCGACCGTGGTAGTTGTTTGCGTCGTAGATAGGTTGGTGTCTACGTTAGTGGTTTTGGCGTTTATCTGCGTCTGGATGTTACTGGCGACCCCTGACAAGTAACCCATCTCCGTTGGAGAGGCTCCGTTAATGTCACCGGTAGAAGTGGCGTTTCCTTCTTTGTCGACCTTGAACTTGCTGGCACCTGCCACTTGTAGGTCAATTAATTTACTTCCTGCCGAGCTTGCGGAGTCGGTGACGTTGATCTTGATAGCGTCGAAGACGGTAGCCCCGTCGTTCCACGTATCCGTTAAGTTGTAGATCTTTGGCATGTTGTAATTGTGTTAAGCCTCTCTTTGAAATAGTTCCTCGTTGAATCTGTCAGTGATGACATCCCCTGCCCGGTCCTCGATAGGTGGTAGCCCCGCCTCTGTGCGCGTTTCGAATGCAGATTCCCAAACGAATCCAGCACCATAAGAACCGTCGTCACTGTCAAAATCATCGAAAAACCCGGAAATGTCCGCATGATTGATGAAGGCGCCGTCGGCTATTTCGGTGCTGCAAGACGTGAGGAGAGCCTCGGCAAGGCTCGCTCGAAGCGAGTCCGCTTCTGTTCGTGTGTTCGCGTAAATTCTAAACTGGATTGAGAAACGCGCATCATCTAGCACTGATCCAAGGTTGATCTCAAACTCTGCCCCAAGTAGCTGGTAAATGACGCAAGGGTTTTCCGTGCCATCCGGTGCTTGGTCAGGGTAGACCCTACCAGAAACGTTAATAGGATCATTAGCCTTTATCAGTGCTACGATCCACGCTTTTAATTTAGCCGGGTTCAAATCTTAAAGTGATCGTTGAAGGTGTCTAGCCCATTAGCCCGGAACTTGATTGCCGCAGGAACTAGGAAAGGCTTAGCCGCGTGGTACTTTGTCCCCAGTTCCAGGAATCTGTAAAAACGAACGCTCTCGTCTGGCTGATAGGTTCGTCTAGTCCTTCTTCCTGATTTAGTTAGCCCTTTAGCCCTAACGAACCTCTTACTGACAAACTCTCCTGGCTTGACGGTGAGTGTCCTGATGTTAGGGGATGGCGTGTCTATGATCAACGAGCGCTTTACGTGGGAGGACGTTGCTCGGTTCTTGGCGTCTCTAAGTATCTGCTCCCCACTGGCATCAAGTGCCTTAAGGGTTGCCTGCTTGATGCGCGGTTTCATCGCATCAATCCTCTGGTTGACGTCAGCTACACCTTTAACTGAATAACCAAATATCATGCCCCGGCGAACGTCCTTACTCTAAATGGATCGCATAGCCTCTTGGCACCTTCGGGAACGTCCGCCATTCTGTTAGAATCAACCTCGGATCTGTTGTGGAAATAGTGACCAACGAGGAATAATATTGCCTGTTTCATCTGGGCGGGGAGATCTAGATCCGCATAACCAACGGTGGACGTGATGACCACTTTGGCACTGGCGTCATGATCGGAAACCTTGACGGTTGCCACCCCGCTATCGTCGATGGAAACTACCTCGAAAGCTACGCCGACGGTGTCCTGTTCCACGGTATCAACCGTCTGGACTGGGTAAGCTGGCAAAGTCACCTCGCCGCCATCGGCCACGACGGCTTCGAAGGTTCTGGACGTCTGCTCGATCTCTCTACCAGTATAGTCAGCGATCCAACTTAATGCCGCTGGATAATAGTAGTCTTCAATTAACTCATCTTCAGCGTTGCTCGATACGCGGAGGTGCTTCTTTAGAAGTGCTAGAGTTACAAAGGCCATGGTCAACTAACTTCTTTTGCCAGGTTCTTTCGAACGTAGAGTGCGGCAACGTTAGCGGGTAACACTGCCACATCTCCTACGTTTAAGGCGACCCCAGCGAAGCCTAGAGACCATCTCATTTCCACCCTAACCGTTCCCCCGTCTACCATCTTTACCCCATCGACAAGGTCAAAACATCGCCCAGGAGAAGAGACATACGGCGCGCTGTTTGCCTTCTTGGCTTTGCGCTTCGCTCGCTTTTTCTTTGGAGGTTCCTCTGCGAGGGTTTCATCTAACAAAGTATCGTCTCTTTCTAGTTCGTCTTCCATGATCTCTGGGGGGATGTGGGACCGCTGACACTATGCCAGCGGCCCCTTGTGATCTTGTTAAGCTGCGATGATCAGCTTGCCAAACGCGCTCGGAAGCTCGTTGACAAGGTCATGGCGCATCTGCCCACGATAGCCCACGAAGCCATTGGCAGCGTAGAGCTCGCGCAACTGACGCACCGACAAATCTCGCCGAACGTAGTTGGTGCAGTACTTGTTCCAGTCACCGAAGGCGGCAACCTCGTTAGCAACCGTTAGATTGTCTCCGACCTGATCTGAAAGGACGATCTCATGCCCCCAAATCGTTCCAGGAGCACCTTCTCTAACAGAAGGAGACCAGAGGAACCGACCATCAGAGTCTTTAAGCTTCATGACCAGGGTTTCTGTGGATGGGTTCATAAGGAACTTTCCACCACTGCGACCACTTGCAGGAACCAAGGCGCGCAGGTCTGCCAAGTCTTCGAAGGACACCGCTAGCGTGACCGCAGTGTTGACCGTGTTTGTGATACCTGCTAAGAGGCTTGTAGGCCCTTTAGCGTCCGTTCCTAGCACCGCAGCCACCTCAGCAGCGTTAGCGAACGCTTGGCCAAGCTTAGTAGCCAGGTAATTCGGGAGGTTGATCTCGCTGTCATCGAGCAACTCCTCATGGACTTTGACCAGTTTGCCAAGGTTGAAGATGTCGATGTTAGCGTTGGCGATGGTGCCATCGCTCTCAGCGTATGCGTCACCCGGATCCCGGTAAGCGGCTGTTCCGACGGTAGCCTCGACAACATACTTGCGTTGCCCGCCTAGCGTCTGGCGCCCGATCTCACTAATAAGACCATTCGTACTGTATAGCAGTTCGATCACCTTGTTCATGAAGTCGCGGTGAACCACTGGAGCGCCAGTGTTAGCGTCTGAGTATCCCCATGTGCGGAACTCCTCAGGGATGCTGCGCTTAACTTCTTCCGCTTCCGAAGAGGACTTCGAGCGCAGGTAGTCGCTAAACACTTTTGCGTAGTCATCACTAGCAAAGTAAGTGTTGGCTCTTTGCTGCTCGGTGGAGTCGTCCCGAATCTCTGGAACAGGCTCGCCTCGAACGTCGTCTGTCAGGCTAGGTGCGCCTTTGGTCGCGTCTTCGGTTGCCTCAAATGCCGCAATCTTTGCATCTTCAGCGCGTAGGATCGAGCGGAGTGAATCCAGATCTTTCTGAATCTTCTCAAGTTTGCTCTCTTCATCCGCCGTGTTGCTTCGCGATTCTGTCACCGCTAGTTGGAGCACGTCTGCCTTGGCTTTCGATGCTTCCGCTACTTTGTTAGCCGCCTCATTACGAGAGCGGATCATGTCGTTCTTATCCATTTGTAATTGTTTTAGATGTTACGTTAGTTCCTGCGTTGTTGAGCTTCGGCTCAGTTAAATTGTTAGATGTGATTGTCGGACTACCTGTTGAATCTGACAGGGGCCAATATGGCTTTAGATAGGATCTGAGAGCCGATGTCATTCGGGTGGGAGCCATCATTAGTCATTGACGGTCCTGTCTTACTGCTCGCTGTTGTTGCTGTCGTAAGGTCCCCATAGATCGCCCGTCCCGCCTCTACCCACCTACGGACGGCGTGGACTACTACCGTCTCCGGGTGGGTTGCTTTCACCCAAGCCACGGCTTGGTCAAACCTATCGAGGGCATTCTGGACGGTGCCATCTGTTTGAGTTGCAAAGACGAAGTCGCCTTCCGCGTCCATCCCGCCGAAATTAGTGGCTATGGTAGGTGTCCAGAGCCCTACCTCTGGGGTATAGTTAAAGAATGACGATCTTGTCAGGAGGCTCAAGCTGTAGTCGGCCCTATAGACGTAGTTGTTAGTTAGTCGCTCCCACCTATCCCCGGCAGCGTAAACAGTCGCGCCCGCTGCACCGTCGTTGTGTATAGGTAACTCTGAGTAAATCAGATCAGGCTTGAACCCGTGAACTTCATTGTCAGCGAATCTCGGAAGACCTAACGATGAGGCTGCGTTAGTATTGTGGCCCCCACGGGCTGCATTGATGTAAGTTATCATATACTCTCGAGGACTCCATTCGTGCCCCCAATATAGGAGCCGCCCAGAGGTCTCTGCGCTGAACGTAACGCTCTTGGCCGAGCCTGTTGAATCATAGCCACTTCCTCGACATCGAAAGTGAAGCCTTTTCTGGTAAGTTGTGTTAGACTTAGTCTGGATGCTGAGTGAAGCAAACACGTCAGTATCTGGGTCAGGGACTTGGGTCGCTGATACAATCGGAGCAGGCTCCCGTTGACTGAATGCGTAGCCATTCGCCTCGACCCATAGCCCAGACCCATCATCAAGCACTTCCATTTGCCCAGATCCTAGATCAACTGTCACTCTAACTTGATCGCAAGCAATGCTATCAGTACGGTAGACCAACCTCCACGCAAACGCACCAGCAGGGACCTCTCGCGAGAAACTAGCGGACGCGGTTGACGAGTAACGAGTCAGCCCATTCCTGGAGGATCCGTCGTCCCACTCTGCCGCAGCGTGATCGGTTGACCAAACTCCAACATTCTCACTACCTCCCCCGGCATCATCGTATCTGCTATACTGCTGCCCGTCCCAACTAATCGAGTCCCATATAGACGATGCGACGTTTAGGCTATGCATTAAGGGCGGACGAGTGCTGGCTTCGGGGTGCTCGCTGTGGTGTTCCGTAGTCCTAGCCGTCAGGGAGGTGCCGATAGACACCACAACTAGGTCGGAGTCTTTCTTTAAAAATTTCTGCTCAAACAGAGGCCACTTGTCCCTTAGATACGGGTCAGGCTCCCCGTTAACGTAGCGATACCAAGCTTCATTGGAGATCTCGGTAGCTATCGTCTCATCAGGAACTGCTTCGGAGGCAGTCTGCGGGGGAAGATCGTCTGCGCTTATCTGATACTTTAACCCGAACGCCTCGTAAGCGGTAGCGGCATCGCCCTCCTCTATCTGAACCGTGCCGTCGAACGTGGTAACGTTTTGCCCGTCATTAGTTAGGTTGACCCACAAGAAAAAGTGACCAGCAGGGATGGTGACCGTGTGAGGTGCCGCTGGAGCCCCAACTTCACCCAAACTGGTAAAAGATCCGGCTTCATCCGCTGTCACCGCCGCGACAACCAAGGCGTCATCATCTACACCGCTTACCGTGTAAACTCCTCCAGGGGTCACTGGGATAAAACCTATAGATCGGAAAGAGCTAGACGTCACTACTGCGCCGGATCCTGGGCTGTAGTACTTACCCGGCTGGATAAGCGCAGGGTTCGCTAAGTTCTTGGTAGGAACTTGCCCCATGGTTGGCACTGCCTCTAGGTCTAGAGCTAGAAGATCTTCGAGACTGACGTCTAGTTCCAAGTGGTCTAGCTTTAGCTCAAACGCCTCGTAAGCGGTAGCGGCATCGCCCTCCTCTATCTGAACCGTGCCGTCGAACGTGGTAACGTTTTGCCCGTCATTAGTTAGGTTGACCCACAAGAAAAAGTGACCAGCAGGGATGGTCACCGTGTGAGGTGCTGCTGGAGCCCCAACTTCACCCAAACTGGTAAAAGATCCGGCTTCGTTCGCCGTCACCGCCGCGACAACCGAGGCGTTATCATCTACACCGCTTACCGTGTAGACTCCTCCAGGGGTCACTGGGATAAAACCTATAGAGCGGAAAGAGCTAGACGTCACTACTGCGCCGGATGCCGGGCTGTAGTATTTACCTGGCTGGATAAGCGCCGGGTTCGCTAAGTTCTTAGTAGGAACTTTAGAGACTAGGTAGTTCTGCAAGTCTGGGTCGGCAGCTAGGGCGTCAGCTAGGTCCGCTAGCGCATCCGTAGCTCCCGGCACCGTGGCGAGGTAATCATCCAACTCAGCCGATACGTCCACTAAACTGATCGCCGCTTGGTTAGCGTTAATAGCAGCTTGGTTATTGCTGATGGCTAACTGAGCAGCATCACTAATCGGCTTTTCTGCGTCACTCGTATTGTCTACACTGCCAAGCCCTAACTGCGCTTTAGTGACTGCGTGGGGGTTGTCAGTGCGTGCGTCCTCATTCTGGAGTGCAACAACGTCATCGCCTACCCGGGCAGCGACGTTGTCACCTTCAGGAGTAGACACGATGGCCTTGTCCCCTGCGATGAGGGGTCTGTTCACAAGTTGGCTGGTCCTCCTCCCCGTGGCCTGAGAGAGGGCCAGCGTAGGTAGGAGAGCTGCTATTAGTATTAGTGTGATTTTCATTCGTGATTGGCGGCAACCGCTGCGTTTGAGCCGTCTTCGTAGAGCATAGTTGAGCCGTCTTCGAAGAGCATTTCGTCCCCAGCCTCGTAAAGCATCGCAGTATCTGCGAGGACTATCTGAACAGTCTCCGTAGCCGAACAAGTCAAAGCCACTTCGCCACGAGACCCGGGAATCCTCACAATTGCGTCGATTTGATAATCTGCGTAGTATACTCGGAGAATATCGCTAGTCTTCGCGTGGCGGCAGTCGATTTCCAGAGCGGTGAAATTCGTTGAAAAGCTTGGCTGATCTCTATCAGAAACGCGGGAACCTCCCGCGCTTACATCTTCAGCAACCCATATCGATGCAAGAGATGCCCACTCGCTAGATGGTTGGCCGTAGGAGTCGACATCGTTCCCCTGACGCAAGATCTCGGCTTCTATGTCTCTGCGTCCGCTAGTCAAAACTGATTCTAGGGGTTGCGTTAAGCTTGTCCGCTTCTGCCTCGGCTTCTGCTGCTACCGCTGCTCGCTTGGCTTCCTCTAGCTTCGCAGGATCTTCGGTTTCTAGTGTTTCCTGAGCTTCTTCTAACGAGCGCTTAACTTCCGCGCTCGTGGTAGGGTATGCCGGAAAGGTCACTATCGAGACGTCGCGGAGGGAGGACAGCCGGAACACGTCCCTAACTAAACCGCCTTCTTGCTCTGAGAATTTGGAACCATCTCGAGCCTGGAACCTAAAAGAACTCTGGTCGATGTCTCCTCGGCTCATGGCTGCTGCCAGTGATCGAGACTCGGGTTGTGATAGGTTCAGGTCAAATGAGTATCTGAGACCCTCGTCGTCTACGGAGAGCTCTAAGGTGTTCTCCTCGCGCCCACCCTTGTATCTTGCTAGAGGCACTCCTTCATGGTTAATCAACGCTCTTACGTCCGTGTTAGGGTCTGCCAGCACGTCGTCAAACGCTCCTGGTGAAATGATCTCGCGGTATCCGCCAAGATCATCTGAGAGCTCGTTGAATCGGGCCGCGTAGCCTCGCACCGGGACGCTACCCGCTCCCTCGTCGATTGCGCGTAGGTCATCTTCTGAGAAGGCGTCAAATGCACCTGAGATGCTTCTTAAATCGTGGGTGTTTGTGCTCATGCTCTTGATAGGATGTCCGCCGCGTCTACTTGGTCAATATTGCGCCCAGTGGCGCGTATGCTAGCACTTTTAACTAGAGATTCAGCCAACTCACTAGCGTCTAGACTGCCCCCAAGCCCCTGAACCGCTTGCGCCACCGGCCCGAGTCGCAAAGTTGCCGCCCGTAGATGATCCGCTAGAAACTTTTCCACCCTGTCCCCTTCGTCTTCTTTGCCATGAGCTCTAGCAAGTGCCTTCTTCTCGCGCTCTGCTAGTGCTCTGAGAGCGTCGCCAAGGATCGGCTCGAGCGCTAATAGAGCCGATCTGCTAGCCTCTGGGGCCGGTTGCGTGGGTTCCTCAGCCTGATTAGCTTCTTTGGTAGCTTCCCGCTCAGAAATCGTTGAATGGTTTAGAGGGAGGATGAGCTCATCACCTCCATCAATCGGAGAAAGTCCTTCACCTAGCCTAGCCTCATTAGGTGTCATAATTCCACCTAACACAAACTTCTCAGATGCTTTGCTTCGTTGTTCTGTGTCTCCTTTGAGGATTTCCCTAGCATCATGGCGAACGCAGTAGCCTGCTTTTCGTTCTGCGGATGTTAGCCAAGTGGTATTTAGAACAGACTCGATGAAATTGACCCAAGGCAGCAGGGTATCTGTGTAGAATTCCCGGCTCATTTGCTCGATATTATTGAACGTCGCCCGGTCGAGAGCGCCGATCTTGTGCATGGGAACCCGGAATATTCTAGCAATCTCCTCCACGCTAAACTTTTGCGCCTCGATGAACTGGGCATCGGCTAGGCTCATCGAAATCGGGTTGTACTCGGTCCCCTCTAACAGGATCGCTGTTCCTGTCCCTCCTCGGGCTTGTTGCATTTGCTGCGCCCACTCATCGCGCATCTGTTTTCTGATGTCCTCGTTTCGATAAGCACGCATGCCAACTGACAAGATGCCTGAGAGTCTTGCGCCTCCCTCGAAAGTCGCCACTCCATGCTTCTGCTGCGCTTTGGCAGAGGCTAGCGCATAGCTGGCAATAGGTGAGCATCCTATCACGCCGTCGAATGTTAGGCCGATGAAGTGACTGATGTCAGGCTTCATGGCAAGCGCCGTCCCGTTGCGATAGTCGGTCGAGAATTCGTAGACCATCCGGCCACTCGGCTTTCTGTCAGGAAATACGTAGTCTGTTAGGAGAGGCTCGACCCTATCGACTCTACCCCTATCCCAACCGTTGAGCACGTATGAGTTGCCCCTGAGCACTAGTTGAGATGAGATCGCGGTTCTAACGCTGGCCCATGTCATTTCCTCATTAGGAACGTCTCGAAGGAACCCGTCCAAGTAGTGGCCTGACTCCCTGGTAATTGCGCCTTCGTCCCGCTTGTATACGTGCAGAGGCAATGCGCTGATGCTCTCAGAAATCACCTTAACGCATGCCCAGACTGCGCTCATCCTCATTGCCGATGAGGCGGTTGAGTCTCCTAAGCTATCAAGATCGGCTTCCGGTCCGAAGATGTCGGATGTTGTGATAGAGCGTTTGGTACTCTGGAGATCCACCATTTGAGCGGATTCCTGGTCGAAATAATAGCGGCTCATAGATAAGCTAATCGTTAGTATAGGTCATATGGACCAACTAAACAGCATCTTTTAGTTCTAACTCACAAGACTCAACCCCAGAAATCGAGTGGTGATTCTGGCGCGTCGTTCAATTCGCCGTCCGCTAGTGCTACTCCAAGGGCCATGACTGCTGCAACAATGCCGTCAATCTTCTTCGAGGGATCTTGGCTTTTGTCAGGCTTTATATTTCCGGCAGGGTCGTGCCTAACAGTGGTATTTCCTGCCATCCACGTAAGTACCTTATTTCCAAAGTGGTTTAACTCGCCTCCGATGACCATTCTCTCAAAGTCCTTCGTGGGAGTAGACATCGATATAAAGCCTTGGCCAAATGCGGCCACCTCTATTCCCTCGTCCTGAAGTTCTTGAATCATTGCGTGTGAGAACGTCCTATCAAAAGCCAAGGTTCTAATGTCGAAGTCTTTAAAGTCTTTCAAGATCTGCTTATTCACAAACCGGTAGTCTGTTACGTCGCCAGGAGTCTCGATGATGAGTCCCTCGTCTTTCCACGGCTTGTAAGGGGCCTGAGTCTTGCGCTCACTTTCGTTAATCGTTGCCTCTGGAGCAAAGAACCTCACTAACAGTTGCCACTTCTTGAACTCGTCTTGTGGTGGGAAGAGCAACGCGAATGCACTTAGATCGGAAACTTGGGCTAAGTCGAGCCCCGCGTAACAGTAACACCCTAAGAGATCGTCCTCATTTACTTCAGGGTCTGCGCATTCCTGCCATTTCAGCATATCGAGCCATCCTTCACTAACAGATACCCAAACGTTCAAGCGCTTGGTTTTGAAGTCTGCCAGCAGACGAGGTGAAGACTTGGCTCGATCATACGCTTGAGAGAAAGAGTCTTCGTTAACGCTTTCACCAAAGTTAGGGTTGGCTTTCCTCCAGGATACCGGGTCGTGAATCTCGTCTCCTTTATCGATGGTATAGACGATGCCAAAATATGAATCGTCGTTTGTTGTCTGCTCTAACACAGATTTAACGTGATTTTCAAGGTCTCTACATATTCCTTCAGTGTTAGAGCCTGCCGTGGTGATCTGTAAGAATAGCGGTTGCTGTCTTGCACCAAACGCAGAGTTGATAACATTGTGCAAATCTGGGCTTTTCATTGCGTGGAACTCGTCCAGGATTGCACAACTCGGATTCAATCCGTCCAGATTGTCTGCCTCTCTACTCAATGGCTTGAAGCACGATGTCTCGTCGTATTCAATGGCACTTGGTTGTTTCCGGTGGGTGAATAGCTCCGTGAATGCTGGGTCACCCGATTTCTTAATCATCTGGCTAGCATCGTTCCAAACGATCTTGGCTTGATTGATAGTGGTCGCAGCACTGTAAACCTCTGCCGCTGATTCACCGTCAGCAAAGAGCATGTAGTTTCCAATGGCCGCCGCAAGAGTGCTTTTACCGTTCTTGCGTGGTACGGCAATGTAGGCGTGCGAGAATCTTCGAAGACCGTTAGATTTCTTTTTCCATCCAAAGATCGAACCAACTATGAACTTTTGCCAGAGAAGAAGCGTTAAAGGATCCCCCGCCCACTGGCCTTTGTAGTGGCGCATTGACTGGACGAAGTCGATTGCATGGTACGCTGCTTCCTCGTCAAAGTAAATGTCTTCGCGCTCCAGGTCT